TACAGAGATACCATATGTCGGATGGTTAGTAGCTGGATTCTTTAATATGTTTGGACAGAAACAAGGTGCAGAGATAGGTGGTCAGATGGCTAGAGACTTCCAGGACTGTTAGTGCCTGAGATACAGACTATTGGAATAAATTACATAGGGATTAATGCAATTCCACTACCTAATATAAATTTTTCAATACCTCAGACTCCACCTGTAACTTTATCTATTGGATCTCCAATAATAGATGTTCCAGGTTGTGTTAAATATAATCCTGCAAATAAAAATTCTATAGAACTTGTCAATCAGGATGAACGAGGATCTCGTGTTATGTGTGATGGTTCTGTACCCTGGTTTGAACCTATGGATTATCAACCAGAGAATCTGGTGTATGTACAGGAACAGTCAGTCCCCCCTGTAAATCCACCACCAGAAGTAGAAACACCTCAACCTAATTTAGAAGATATACCAAATAATCCGAAAGAAGATGTACCCTGCCCTGGACCTACAGACCAGAGGGTAGGGGATATGAGAAATGCTGAATCCAGGGAAAAGGTTGTATCTCATACGCTCTCAGAAGATGGTCAGACCTGCATAACAAACTATGAATTGACCTCACCTATCGAAAAATTACTACCAACTGTACCTCAAATAAGTACAACAGCTGCAATCGCAGTTGTAGCAACGGCTGCAGCAGCTTCAACACCCCTATTATTAAGGTTAATAAAACCCTTAATAAAGCAGGCTACTAAGAAAATTAAAGCTTTACTAGGTAAAAAACAGGGAGAAAAATTTAAAGGATTGAAAAGAAAGAAAAAACTTATTTCGGAATCTCGTGTTGATGATTAGGAATAACACCATGAGGATTTTTCACAACAATATCTGCACAGATTTGATAAGCAGGACTCTTAGGGTGGAATGATACTCCGAGCTTCTTTTGCTCGGCACAGTGCTTCAATCTTGAAATTTCGAAGTCTAATCTTTTATTAGCAACCAGCTGGGCATGGTATTGATTCTGTATATCAGCAGCCTTCAGGCAGCCCTCATTATGACGTTTATCAAGTGGTATGGATATTGTAGCTGAAATGCCCCATCCAATATTGTGATTAGTCTTCTGACCTGTTCTGGTAGGTTTGTGATAGAGGATAGATCCTGGATTGTCTAACACTCCATCATTGTTGGCATCACTATTATCAAACACTGGGTCCATATAGATTGCCTCATATGGTTCTTTCCATGAATCACTCAGAGTTACAAACGGAGTAATGTTCAAAGTAGATCCCTGACATGAAACTGCATTGCCATAAGTGTTGGTTATATATGGTCCTTGTAATACTTGTATTGCTTGGTTCGTAACACTACCTGAGCTGTTAGCCACAGGATTGGCAGTAGCACTGACACCACCTACCTCATTGGCATAAATAGGAGCACTGAATATGTTTAATGCAACTAGTAAGTATTTTACTGACTGAACGTGGAAACCGTGTCTGTGACTGAGGTTACCTCGGTGGTCCTCTGGATTATGGTCTGAGATTTTAGCCCTGGTTGACTGAGTGTTGTTGTTAGTTGCCAGGGTTTGCTTGAATCTGTTACAGAGAAGTTCGGCATATTTGTAGCATCTAGGCTTGTCCACGTAGAATTAATTCCATTTATCGCTTGGGTTG